GAAGACGAACTCGTCGAGATAGGACTGAAGGTGTTTGCGGCGCAGGCCGTGGTAGACGCCCAAGGCCCAGACCTTGAGGTTGGAGAAGATGCGATGGAGCCAAGGCAGATGACATGGGCGGCCATCTTGCCGACGACATGGGGATCATGGATGAGGCCTGCCGCGCCGGGATAGCCGGACCATCCGTCGGTCTTGGCGGTGGCGCCGGGGGCCAGGTTGGCGGCGAGGAACGCGTGCAGGCTGCTGGCTGAGTAATCGAGCACTTGGTTCAAGCGGATGCGGCCGGGCCCCGCGCCGTTGTCCTCGACCTCGGCGGCGACGACAAGGAACTTGCCGTGATGGCTGCGCCCGCCACCGCCGCTGACCGGGTCGTTTTTGCTGCGGTACGCGATTTCGGTTTCATCAACCTCGACGAGGTCGGCCAGCGGGCTGCGGTCCGGGGCGAGCATGCTGCAGCGCAGCTTGGCGCAGAGCAGCCACGCGGTCTTATAGGAGCCGAAAGCAAGCTGACGCTGCAGTTGCAGCGCCGAGATGCCATTGGAGTGGGTGGCCATCAGATAGGCAGCCCAAAACCAAGCGGTCAGCGGCAGCTTGGAGTGATGCATGATGGTTCCCGCAGTGACCGAAGTCTGGCGGCCACAGCAGGCTCACTCGAATGTCCAGGCCTTGGTCTCCAGCCGCCAGGCCCTGCTACCACTGCAACCCGGGCAAACAAACCCGTCAGGCCAGCGCGTCGCGATCAGATACTGCGCGCAAGCAGCCTCGTTGCTGAACCGTTGCTGGAATTCGATCAAAGAGCGGGGAAAGTCTGTCATGACGGTTGCCCAGGCTTGGTACGTTCCTGATACGCTCCATATCAGTCATCGACCCTCGCCGCTAGAACATTTTGGGCTACCGGACGCAAAGGGATAAGGTACCAATGATAAATTTCGCAGCTCCGTCTACGGGTCGAGATGCTGGAGAACGTCTTATACTGTATCAAACTAAGCGAAATGAACGCAACTAATTTCTTGGATGACCTCATAGGGGCCGTTTCCTCCGATCGCTTGCGTCGTGGCTACTTGCGCTGTGTAGCTCAATCGCCATGGCCGCGTGATGGTCCGGACCGATCCGCGCACCTTGACGGCATTCAAGACGCGTTTGACTGTGCCGGCGTTGTATTCCTCGACCGTCAGATACTCGCAACAGCGCGGGTCCGCAAAGGTGATCAGGTCTGCACCGAATAAGCGGCCGCGACTGCGTACATGACCCTTGGAAATACTCACGTTTTGCTCATTGTGTTAAACGTCAATAGGATGAGTTCGCTCTTGATGCCGCTAGAAGCATGGGGTTCTCGCATTCGGGCGACCAAGCACATCGCGACGCGACTGTGCCACCCACGTGAGGCTTTCGGTCTCAATCAACGCGAATTCGCGATGCGCACCAATTTGAAAGCGAACCGATATAGCCAGTATCAGACCAGAGCTCGGCCGCTAACGATCGAAGCGGGCCCTCAGTAACTGCGAGCAATACAGCGTCACTCTTGATGGGCTCGAACTTTAACTATACATCACCAAACCTGAAGGTTTTCTTGACAAAATGACACTTTGTGAATAATTTTCTGCCAAACGAGCGCACGGGCAGAGAAGCGATGGGCCTCCACGACGACCGCGAAATGAGCAGGCTCCCACCGGGAGATCCCGGGTCAACGCAGACCGCAGGCCCGATTTCCTCGCTGAACGAGGCATGGTTCCACACACTCGACAGGTGCGTCACCGACAGCCCGCTGAGCGAGGTCATTCTTCCGCTAATGCGCAACTGCTTTTTTTGGCGGGGCCATGCACGCCGTTTTCTTACTGCGGAAGGGTCATGGCGACCAGCTAGCTGCCGATATTGCCGGCTTCATCAGGGAAGAGCCACAGTGCTGACCCGCAGGGCCTTTCATTCACTGAATTAACCTGGGTGAGCAGACCGAATGATAAATCAGCAGGGACTTGCCGAAACGTTGGCCCGTGCCCGCGGCCAACGATGCCGACGATAATAATGAGCTGGGCGCGATGCCGATCACACCGCGGCAGAGTTATTGCACGACCGGTACAGCCGCTTCAACTGAAGAGGGATGCTGTATCCGAAGTGCACAAGGAGGAACTGTGATGGCCGAGCAGGCTGGCGACACGCTCGAGACCGAGCAAAGCGAAGTGCCGGTTGAGCGGCTAGGGCCCGCGCCACGATCACACACCCTCTCGACGATCTTGGCGTTGATTGAAGAGGTCGCGCTCGACCCCCGCGCCGATGCCGAAAAGCTCGAACGCGTGATGGCAATATATGAGCGCCTCAAGGCGAAAGAAGCCGAGCTCGCCTACAACGCCGCGAAAGGTCGGATCCTGAAAAAGCTCGCCGGCATCAAGATCGGCAAGACCAGGTCCGCTCTCTGCGAAGTCGAGAAAGGGAGGCGGCAAAAGGGCGCCTATGGGGCCTTTAAATACGCGCCCCTGGAGGAGATCGACAAACATCTGCGCCCGCTCTTGGCGGAAGAGGAGATGGATCTCTGCTATTCCGTCGAGCCGCAGGAGCGCGGCGCGATCCTGATCCGCCAGGCGGCCATTACGAAGATTCCTTTATGCCGGCCCCACCGGACACCACGGGTGGCAAGTCGGACGTGCAGGCGGTGGGTAGCACGAATTCTTTTCTCCGCCGCTACGTCGCCTGCAACATCTTCAACATCGTGGTCGTCGGGGATGATGACGACGGAACCGGCGGAACCATCGACGAAGCCCAGGCCAAGACAATTCTCGGTCTGATCGTGAAGGCCAAAGCCGGGCCGAAGTTTCTCAAATACATGAAGGCCCAGATCATCGAGGAAGCCGGTTCTCTCGAGGCTGCTGTCGCGACGATCGCCGCTCGCGACTATCGCAAAGCCATCCGCACGCTCGAGGAACAGATCGTCAAGGCGGAGGCTAGCCATGCCGATCTTTCATGACGTGGCGCAATACTCGGAAGCCTATGACCGCCTGAAGCTTGGGATTCCCACGAGCTCCCACTTCCACAAGATCATCACACCGCAACGCAAGCCGTCGAAACAGTGGCGGGAGTGCGCCTGCCTGCTGATCGCCGAGCGGATCCTGCAGCGGAAAATCGAGTTCTATCATTCGCCGGCGATGGAGCGAGGTTTGATCGTCGAGGCCGATGCGGTCGATTGGTATGAGTTCGATCAAGACGTCACTGCTCAGAGGGTCGGCTTCATCACCAACGACGATCACACGGTCGGATGCAGCCCCGATCGGCTCATCGGCGATGACGGGCTGTTGGAAATCAAGGCTCCGCTACCGCACACTCAGGTCGAATACTGGATTTCCGGCGAGCTCGGCGAGCGCTTCCGGCCGCAATTGCAAGGCCAGCTCTATGTCTCGCAGCGCAGCTGGGTCGATATCGTCTGCTGGCATGACGTGCTGCCCAAGCTTGTCCTGCGGGTTGAGCCCGATGAGCAGTTCATCAGGGCGCTCGACCGCGAGCTGCAGATCTTCAACGAGTTTATCGAGCGAGTGATGGAAAAGATTCGCACCACGTATGAGGTGCCGGTCCCGCAAGGGAGATTGGCGTTGAAGGCGGCGCTGCGCGCCAGTCTTGAGGTTGTCCCGTGACCGAGAAGCCGAATTTTCGCGGCCTCGAAGATCCTGGACGCGGATTCAGCACTCCATTTTACGGTGCGTTCGAACACTAACGCGCTGGCCATTCTTCAGACCGATGCCGTCTCCCCGGATCCCGCGCACTGTAACGCGCCCGCAAGCCCGAGCCTAACTTGTGTAGGCGGGCGCACCACCTGGCTTTTCTCCGTCAGCTCCCTTGCGTTGCCTGCGGCAAGACAGGGCCGTCAGAGGCCGCGCATGTGCGGACGGGAACCGATGGCGGTGCAGGCATGAAGCCAGGCGATCGCTACGCCGTACCTCTGTGCACCGCCTGCCACGCGAACCAGCATCGGATCGGCGAACTCACCTTCTGGTCGGCACTCCGCATTGATCCTGTCAATGTGGCTTTGCGGCTGTGGACCGTATCGGCGGATCTAAAGGCCGGGGAGCGTACTGTCTTTCGGGCGCGACAACAGATGGGTTTCGCGAAGGCCTATACCTGAGAAATGCACTAAGGCCAATTCGATCGCACTGCAGCCGGTCAGTATCCAAGGCACGACCGGTCTCAACGTTGCGGCCGGTATCGCGGCGATGACGCTGACTTACCAGTCAGGATAGCCCTGCCACTATCACCTCTTTATGCAAAAGGTGCCGCGTGCAACTCACACGTCACTGCGGGTCGCACGCTGCCGGCAACGTCCGGCAATCTGGATGGGTCGATCTCGCGCCGTAGTCTCGAACCTGCGGTCCCGCTTCAGTTTTTGGGCCATGCAGCCAACAACAACATGCTGACCAACTTCAGCCCGGCAATCGTCGCGGTTCAGCACGATTTATTCTGCGCCTCGAACCACTCCATCGAGCCGGGCTGCGGCACGGTTTGAGCAGGTTGTGGCTTGCTGCGCTGCTGGGCCGCTTCTAATTCTCGGCGAGCAAGTTCCAACAAGCCCCAGCCCGCCACTCGCCGATTGAGCATTTCGAAAGCTCCGCTGCAGGCGTCGACCTCATCGTCATGCGCGAGATCGGGGAAGCCTTCGAGGACGCGGAACAGCTCCTCGTTCCAAAGGCCTCGCCGGATCTTCACATTACCGGCGCTGCATTGCGAACTGAACGGCCCAAACCGCGTGATCTTGTCGCCACTTTCTGGAGCTGGCTCTACAGTGAACCCGCTGAGTGCCCGCACCAGGTGAAGCGCCTGGCTTTTGCCGGCCTGCCCCGGATCTTGGCCGAACCCGATGCGGACCTGTTTGCCGTCCTGGGTGGCGGTATTGAACAATAACTTCTCGACGTCGCCCGGGTTGGCCCGCACGCGCGCCACATCCAACAGCCAGTAGCCGAGGTTTCGATCGTGGCCGAGCTTGATGCCGACCGTCCAATCGGGGTCATTGAACTCGGTCTTTTCCGTGGCGGCTAGATCCCAATACCGGACGATCTCGAGATCTGCCGGAGCCTCATCGAAGATGGCGCACCACTCGCGCTTGAAATAGAGCCCGGCCGCCGGCCGGATCTTCCAATTGCCTCGCAACAGCCGCTCGCGCTCGAGCAATGGCAATGACAACAGCGAGGCGAAATATTCCGGGTTGACCTACAGTAGAGCCGCGTTGTCGAACACTTTCGCCGGAATGAACGTGACGCTGATCGGCCGCGGCGGGTCGATTCCCGGCGTGAGATCCTCCGGCCGCGGCAGGTATTGCAACAAGTCTTGGGGCCGATCCGCCAAGATGATCTGCTCCGCAACCCGCACAAAATATCGAAGAACACCGGCCCGCTCGGGGATCGGGAGCCCGGTCTCCGGGTCGATCCACCATGCCACCCAGTCGGCGACCCAACTGTTCGCGTCGGGATTGCACGTCGCGCGGATGTAAGGCCGGACGCCGCAGGTCGAGCGGTTGCGGCTCAGCATGTAAAAGAACTGATACTTCGTGAAATGCGTCAGCTCGTCAAAACAGATTAACGTGATTTGCGCGCCGTGCCAGTCATACACCGTACGATAGTGTAAATGTACGAACTTGATCTTGTCGCCAACGCCATTCGCGCGCTATCAGGTGCGGGATCCCACCGGCCGGGCGATAGAGGTTCACGCTCTCATCCCACAGACCTCCCGGATTGGTGATCTGCGGCATGGTGCGTCGGAAAACCACCGCGGTAAAGTTCGGAACTCGGCCGAGATGGCGCAATGCCTCCAGAAGCAGTGCGAAGGTTTTCCCGCCACCCGCCGCCCCGCCGTAAATGGCGATGTCGGCAGACGTGTGTAGAAACTCGGTCTGCGGTCCGGGCTGCGCCGAAACTATTGCAATACGTGACGTCATCATCATACCTCCCGCGCCGAGGCCGGCTGTCGCTTGTCGCCGGAAAGCGAGTCACGGCGTTCATCAGGGCGAGCGCTCAAGGCATTTTTGACCCGTAGAGGGCCCGCTTCGAGCGGGCTCATCCTCACCTTGTTTAGGTCTGGCCAGGGTTGATCGTGCTCTATGGAAAAACAAACCCGATCATCAAAGCGATGTAGTGTGCAGGTTAGTGTCGACATAGAAAGTAATCTCCTAAAATGATCAGCGAAAATGCTGGCTGTACGCCTTTGCAGTCGGTAATTAAGTGCATCAGGAAGTAGGTCATTGTTTATCAGAATCGGCTAATTTCTCGGGATTATGGGGTTGCCGCTGCTGCTTTCTAGCATAATATTTCTCTTGAGTTTTCCGCAGCTCCTCCGTCAGTTCCGGATCCCGGTTGTTGTCGGGCAGGACGATGACGTTGGGCGAATTCTGCTCGGCTTCAGAGCCCAGGATTGGCTTCTCCGACTCCTTTTCCCGCCAATGCGCTCTTGCCTTCATCCAAAATATTTGCGCCGCAGTATCGCCGCCGATCGCCTTATCGAAGAGAGCGCCAGCGACCTTCGCATTC